GCGACAGGGCAAGCCTTGCCGTCCTTGTAGGATCGCTTGATGGCTGCGCCTATCGCATCCTTTTTGATCCGCATTGCCATATCAATCTCTGTAGCCGCCTCCGGCTTCTTTGTATTTCTTTGCCAATAACTGGGCCTTCCTCGCGCTCCACTGACCTGCTTTAGTTCCGTGGGTCGAGGCTGACTTGATCTGGTTAAACAGGCGCTTTCGCAATTCAGGCTTGGTGTAGTTGCCCGCTGCGTTCACTTTGCTCTTTGCCTTAGCCATGTCAGCAGTTCCACGCTTTCAATGACAATGCTTTGCGAGTCGGCCTGCCCTTGTCATCTTTCATGGGACCGGGCATTCCAGACATTCTCGCGCAAAATGACTTACGTCTGGCCGCATCCTTCTTGGTTTTTGGATTCGGCGCAGGCGGCTTCAAGCCCGGCTTACCGGGATTAGCGCGGTTATAGGAAGCCCTGCCTTTAGCGTTTAAGCCGCCAGCAGGGTTTTTGCCTTCAGACCTTTGCCATGCCGGGCTTTTAGCCATACATCACCCGCAAAGAACAGTGACTTTCGATACCTGATCCAAGGTCATCACTGCGATATCACCACGGCCAGAGTTGCTCTTGGTCGTGAGGATTCCTTCCGGCGGAACCATGGCATCATTTGCCGTGCTATCGCCGGGGGTGTAGATCTTCAAGATGACCGTGTTATTCGGCTGCGCGGTGAAGGTGATTGATCCTTCCGTTCCGGAGGCAATGTAGAACACGCCTTTGATACGGGTACGGGGGAACGCAAGGCTTCCGCCATAACCGATCTTGACGCCACCGCCTGAAGGGCCGCTGACCGACACGCTATCAATACGGGTGTAGTAGTTGGTCGAATAGACCACCGTTGCACTCGGTCCATTGAAGGACTCCGTTACCACCCCGTCAGCACCAGTAATGCCGACCTTAACTCCGGTGACCGTAAAGACCGTGGCGCTATCTGCGCCGTCTGAAGTCACAGAGAGTTTGTAGCCGGTGCCGTATTGGCCGACATTGTTTGCCAACAGCGCAACAGATCCCGTTGCGGCAATCGCAGCAGAAGCAAAAAAGTAACTATCGTTGCTGTCCGGACTAACTGCCCAGATATCGTACTGCATAGAGAATCCTCCGCTTAGGGGCTATACCCCGTTAATTAAACGGTGACGCTCGTATACAGGGCGATGTAGGCCGTGGTCGAACCGACAAGAACCTGAAGGTAACCGACCTGATTCGATACCGCGCCAGAGGCCGCATTCACTGCCACACCGATCTTGGTGCTGCCAACCGTGAGGCTGGTGCAAAGAAGATTGGTGACCGTAGCGGACGAAGCGGTCAAAACGGTGCCGGAAATGTCGCCAATGAAGCCATTGTCGGACTGGACCGGGCCGGAGAAAGTAGTCTTAGCCATGTTTAAACCTCGTATGCGAGTCGTCCACCAGTCTGCATACTGTCAGCCGGGTCTGTCTGGTGGACTCGTTTTCCCGGTAATGCGATTAAACAACTCGCGAGGGTAGAGGTCAAGCGTAATTAAATGAATGTCCAGTCAGTTTACCTTTGGCGATGGGCTTTCCAGAAGCCAAGGCTCGACGAAGGGTCGGCATCTTGATTTGATAGTGTTCTAAAACGGCAGTGAGACTGGGAAAAGTCAAATTGTCTGGCATTGCCAGTACAGGCTTGGACATCTTGGCGCGAGATTCATCAGTGTGCTTCCGGCCTAGCCAATGCTTGTGACTACGTCCGGCTTCAATGTTTGCCCTGATCTTCGCCATCCCCTCCTCTGAGACCCTCCTTGGAGCCTTAGAAATACCCCTCTGCGTATCCCCTATCTTCCGACGAACCTCCTCAGAAAGACTCTGTCCGTAACGATAATGGTCCTCCCCAGTAGGGATTTTACCTGCGATAGCAGCCCTGATCTTGGCCTTGGTCTCTTCAGAATGCCGCTTTCCAGTGCGGGGATGATTCCAAGGATCTGCCGCATAGAACTCCTTCAGGGTCTTGGAGATCTGGTCTCGCTGTTCAGAACTAACGGCTTTCCCAAAGTTAGGATGCTTCTCTCCATAAACCCCACGCCATGGGGCGCCAGATCTTTTACCTGCGTTGTAGCACTCTGGTTTCCCTACATATTCAGCAAGCCATTCATCCTCTACCGCCTGAAGATCTTGATCAATGATCACCTCAAGAATTTCAAACTTGAAACAGTCTTCGCCATATTTATTCCATGCCGATTGAAGATGGGCGCAGTGATGCTTATTGGAACGAAGTTTTTTCCTGTGAGTGCGAAATCTTTCTCGCACATTGTTTGTACTCCCCACATAAAACTTTTCGTTGACCACGTTTCTGATTCTGTAGATCACGGACTGTCTCATCACCATCTCCGGTATAAATCTATTGAAATGGTAAACTACATGCCGTGTGCAATTTAATCAACAGAAAAAGAAAAGCCCCCTTTCGGGGGCTTCTCTAATCAACGTAAGTAGTTGATTTTTACGGTGTTTTATCAAGTAGAACCCGGTGAGCCATAAATACCCAACGGATCAGACACCCCGAATGAATACCGCTCTCGCGCTTTATATCGCACGTTGCCGGTATCAAAGTCGCCATCCATGCCGGTCGAGAGCGGAGTACGCACAAAGTGCTTCATTCCGTTCGGAACGTCAGTGATGAGGAAGAAGGCGTTCGTGTCGGTCAGGTAATGGTTGACCGCATAGCCTTCCGGGATAGCGCCCATGTTACGGATCGCGTTGATGTCGTTATCGGCAGTCGCCGTGCGGAGAGTGGTCTCCATCAGGCGCTCGGCAACGAACATCAACTGCGACGGCACAATGAGGCGGCGCGGACGGGCGGCGATCAAGAGACCGCGCTCGTCTACGAAGTTCGCAATCGAGATGATTGCGTCTTCGAGCGACGTTTCATTGAGGTCCGCACCCACAGTCGGACGGTTGGCATTGGTGCCACCGTTGACGAGCGGGTGAGCCGTGCTGAATAGCGTCACGCCGTCACCAGATTGGAACGTCGTGAAGCCGTTGTTCAGCAGAGCAGCAGCCTTAACCTGCTTCGTGTTCGCCATACCACGGGCGAGAGCCTTGGTGTAACGAGCAGAGAGTTGGTCATAGAGGTTGTCCTCCATGGCTTCCTCAGTGATCGAGAAACCCATCGCAATCGTTTCGTGGTTGTAGCGAGCCGTCCAAGCCTCCTGCGCGTTGTCATAGGCAATGGCCTGACCTTCCGGCTTCACCGGGGCCGTGCCGAAGCCCGACAACTTGACTTCCTCTTCGAAAGCCTTCTCGGAGTTCTCGGTTTCATAGATGAGCGTATGCTCATCTTCATACTTGGCATACTCCAAGCCGAAAAGGGCATTAAGCCCCGGCAGGAGTTCCTTCAACATTTGTGCGCGTGAAATAGCCATTTTCTAGAACTCCTTAGGCTGTGACGCTACTGTAGTAACCATGGGTCAAGACGTTGATCTTGACCAACAGTTCACGGTAGACGGTGAACACAATGTTCGACGCAGACGGGATCGCGGTGACGCCACCCGGCACAGCGACAGCCGAATCAATCGTGACGGACGTATCGCCAGCGGCAACTGCCGACGTGACGAACGAACCCGTCTCAATCAACTGACCATTGCTGGCGTAGTAAGCCACGCTGGTTCCGACCGGAAGTGCCGCCGGAGCGCCCGAACCCGTGAGGGTGATCGTGGTGCTGGAGGACGAACCGGTTGCGGCGTAGGAGATTGAAGTCTCCGGAACCACGCCCACGCAACGCAGCGGGAGGATCGTCGTAGCCGGGGTCGCAGTGGGCGCGAGGATCGCGTTCTTGCTGTTACCGGTGTTGACGTTACCCGTGTTGTTCACGCAGGAGAGGTTGGTGCCGATCATGCCGTAAGCGCCGGAAGCCATCGTGGTGCCTGACGAGCAGACCGCAGCCTTGAAGACAGCGTCCGGATCATCACAGACATACGCCACTGCATCACCAGCCAGCGTCGAAGCGGGCCAGTATTGAGCAAAACGCTTGTCCTTGGTCACGGGGTCCGTGTACGAACAACCCAAGAAAACGCCCGTCAGTGCGTTCGATGACGTGGTAGCGGCAATCGATACACGGGTGAGCGAACCTCGCACGACTTTGACGAAATCACCGTAGAAGATGTCCGTCGCGTAGCCGTACTGAATCGGGTACGCACGGGTCGAACCCGCGAATACCTGACCGCCGATGAGGTTAATCGGCAGGAACCCATAAGGGGCTGTCACATCAGTTCCTGAAGCCATTTGAAATTACCTCGAATAGTGGAAAGAAAAGGATTTATCCTCGTCCGAAAGTGGTGCGCGTTGATCGCTCGGGATTAAGGAGCGGCATACGCGGATCATTTTCCCGCAGATAACTGCGGTCCACACCGTCGATCTGTCGATCTGAAAGATCTTGGAAGTACTTCTGGCGTTGCAACATCTTCTCTTGTGGAGCCTTGCAAAGTAGCAAGCCACCCACTTCGACGTTTCCTTTGAACTGAGAATTGATGTCAGAGAGGATCTTCAACTCAGGATGATCTTCTGCCTTCACAGGTTCCCAGCCCTCACGGAACTGACGCGAGACGTTGGTGTTATCCGAACGTCCCAAAGAAGAAGTGCGAATCCAGCGGAACACCCAGCCATCTTTCGGCTCGGGGACCGGCAATGCGGATTGCGGCAACCACGAGTCACTAGGACGCGATTCGGCTGCACGGTCGATACGAATTTTGCGCTCTTCAGCCATTGTAACTCTCCTTAATGAGTTGTTTGGCGTACTGCTCGGGGGTGAGGCCAAGTCTCTTAGCGACGGAGACCTGTGTGGCAGTCAACTGGATTTTGCGAGGCCGTGCGCCGTTGTTTCGATTGGCGGCAGCGACCACGGTATTTGGGGTGCGTTGAGGGGCAACAGAAACTTGCACGTTATCTGAGTCCTTCTCAAAGTAATCTGGGAATCGTTGACGCATCGCGGCATCGATCTTTTCGTAATACTCTTCGGTGTCGGGCTTAACACCCTGCTCTCGGATCAGAGTCTCATGGACTCCGTAGGCCAATGCAGTCATTTCCCGGTTTCCCTGAGGGCCGAACCAAGGATTCTTCTTGGTCCAATCCAGAGCCTTCTGGCTCGGCTGGGGAACTTGCGGTTGTTGATACTGCTGCACAGGAGGCTGGTAAGCCTGCTGTGTCTGCTGGGGCTTGGGTCGAGATTGAAGAACACGTTCGTGCTTTTCTGCCTCCCGAAACTCCGTCTGGGCATTAAGGAGTTTTTCCTGAGCCTCAATGATCTTCTGAGCATCACCGGCTTCGTATGCATCCTTGTACAGGTTCTTGGCCTGCTCAAGGGCGAGATTGGCTCGGGCCTTGATTTGCGAAACGAGTGCGCCTTCTCCACGCTGGATTAGTGACTCGTATTGCTGGTTTTTAATGGCAAGTTGTTGTGCATAGCGAAGGGCTTCTTCGCGCATTTGCTCGGCGGCTTCTTTCTGCCGCTGGGCTTCATGCTGTTCATACTTCAACTTGTTGATGCGTTTGCGGACTTTTTCACTGTAGTCCGACAGTTCTTCGTCGTTCTCTTCCTTCTCAGCCTGTTTAACCGGCTGCTTAGGAAGATCATCGACGATCTCCAATTCCACATCGGGTTCCGGGGAGGATTTAACCTCCTCCTTCTCAGGGATCTGCAAGGGGGCGGAAACTCCGAAGAACTTCTCCTCCTTGCTCATGCCTGCTTCGGTACTCATGCTTTGACCACTCCTCGCGGATCTTCGACCACCGCCTCGACCGAATCATCATTGATCAGGCGGAACTCTTTTCCGTGAACCTTAAAGCGAGTGCCGGAGTAGGATCGCATCATGATCCAATCTCCTTCCTTGCAGTAAGGACCAGAAGGGAAACGATCAGGGGACTTGTAAGCATCCGGTCCCATCGAGAGGACGAAACCAACGATGCTCCCAATCTCCTCAGCCTCAAGTGTTTGAGTAGCCTTGAGGATTCCACCTTCTGTCTTCTCTTCAGGGTTAGGTAGCGCAATGAGTACTTTGTACCCGGTAGGTTTGGGTAACTGGCTTGCGACTTTGTTGTCGTTTTCTGACATGTTTAAAGCACCTTTCGGCGGTTGCACCCCTCGCGGGGCGGTTGCACTGTTTACACAGCGAAGTTGTTAAGCCGTTTAATCATCATCAATTTGTTTCGTTAGGTCAAGCAATTCTCGCTCTGCTCGTGCCAGACCCTCGATAACTCCACAGCACCGCTTGTACTCGTTGAAGTCGGCACAGCCGCCACCGGCTATGTGGTCGGCCATGTCGTTCATCTGCTGGCGCAGGGATTTCCGCAGATATTCTGCGACGTTATCGCTTGCGGCTGGCATTCTTATCCCTCATGTCCTGCTCTTTTTGCTGGGCGGAGAGCATCTCTCGGGCGATCTCGACGCCTAACTTGGCTCCTTCGACCTTGTCTCGGGAGGCAATTTCCTTGCTCTGAAGTTCGTTTGAAGCGTTGGTCGAGGCGATTTGAACGCCCAAACGCGCCCCTTCGATACGTTCTTGAACCTTGAGGCGGGCCTGTTCTGACTGCATCCGCATCTGCGCCTTCTGCATATCTGCTTGAACACGGGCCATTTCGGCCTGTGCTTTCTGCTGGATTTCCTGTGCGCGAAGTTGCAGTTTCTGCATTTCCATCTGAAGGACCGGATCTTGCTGCTGCTGTTGCTGTTCCTGCATTTGGGCTTCGCGCTGGGCTTTGCCCGTAACTTGAGCCGCTGCTGGAGCAACCAAGGCAGAGATGCGGTATTCGATATCCTCGGGAAGAGGTTCCCCCGGAGGAGGGAGTTTAAACCCAAGTTCTTTCTCGATCTGCTGCCGATAGGCAAAGGCTAGATGTTCCGCAACGTGAGCGGTGAGGGTGGCTTGCATCGCCTGTGCGGCTTGAGGTGCCTGCTGGAGCATCTGCTGCAAGCGCGGATCTTGGGCAAAGGACATGTGCGTTTGGATATGAGCCTCATGGTCCTGATAGATGAAAGCCTTAATCGGCTTCATGGTCAGGGCGTTCATGTTCTCAGTGACGGGATCGGTCGGCGGAATCTCTTCCTGATTCGGTAGCACTTCCTGCGGATCTGCGATTCCCAGTGCTTCGATCATCTGGCGATGAAGCATCGGCAGGTCATACAACTGCGGGGCTTGGGAAGCCAACTGCAATGCCGCCTGATATTTCATGATCCGCTGGGCCATCGTTCCCGCATTGGGGTCCGATACCGGGATCACATCAATGCGATCATCGAAGTCTTCTTTGGTCAGTTCCTTACCCGGAATGTCGTAGGGATATTCCGTGGGGCCGTAGTCGAAGATGACTTGAGAGAGCAGTTTCAGTTCTTTCTTCATCGAGGCGTGTAAACGCGCCTGCACGGCTGACATCACCTTCATCGATCTTTCGATGATGGCGAGGGTCGTTCCCACCGGGGCTTCGGCATTCATGTCCGCGACCTTCATGTCTGCCTGAGAGGCAAACCGGCGTCCTTCGTCCACGATGTTGCCGAGCAACTGATAGAGCGTACCGGAGGGTTCCTTGTAGGGAAGGAACGTGATGTTGTCGCGTAAGGCTCCGGACGGAATGTCCACGTCACGGAACTCGCCCGGCATGATGGGGGTGTCATCACCCTTGATGCGAAGACCGCGAGTCTTCAAACCGCCCGGAAGATTTGAAAGAGTTCCAGCGTCAACTAATTGACGGAGGATGGAGGTGGAGGATTTTGCGAGTCCACCGACCAAGTGAACCAATCCGAACCCGTAGAAACCGAGTCCGGGGATGTAGGTGTATTGAACGAAATGCTGACGGCGCTTCTTGAGCGTGTCATCCGCATACCAGTTGCGGCGGATGGAGAGAATGATTCGTGAAGATTTGTCGATGGTGATGACGTAGGGGAGCGCAATACCGGTGGGATTGCCCATGTCATCGGTGTCTTCAAAGCCGGGGAGATCATAATCCACGACCATCTCAAGGAGCGTATAGCGCGAATCCAGATCCATTCCCTTGGATTCGCCATTTAACTTGTCGTAGGACTTTTGAATCTCGCTGATATCGGGCGACGGAGGCGGCAGATCCACATCGCGATAGAAGCCGGACACCTGCAACTTTCGAATCTCGTTGTAGGTTTTCTTCATCACATGCGTAGCACGTTCGCAGGTGACAAGATCGGTGGCTCCGTAAGAGACCACAAAATCCTCTGCCGGAACAAAGATCGAAGCAGGTCTACCAAGAGAAGGATCGTAATAGACCTTTCGGAAAGCCGCGCCGCAAAGGGCCAATGAGAACAGCAGTTTCTCTGTCTCTGAGCGGTACTCGCTCATCTTTTCGGTCAGGAGATAGTTTAAATACTCCTGAACACGTTCGGCTTGTTGGATTCGCTCGGTGGTGGTTTGACCTAAGATCTTGGTCTGAACCGGGCCTCTAGCAGGGAAAATCTCTTGAATCGACTGGGCTTGGAAGCGAACAATCGCTTCAGAGAGCATCGGGTGAAATACACCGCAGGCTCCTTCCCATGGCTGGGTACGATCTTCGATCTTAAGACCAAGGAGATCTAATCCCTTGATGTAGGTGACTTCCCATTCTTTACGGGAGTCTTTGTCTGCATCATAGAGAGAGACCAGTTCCGAGGCCATGTTGCCTAGCGTGGATTCATCAATGAATTCGGCTAGGTTGTCTTCATGACTGGCAGTCTGATTGGGTTCCGGGGAGAGATTGATCTCAACCCCGCCATCGGGTAGTTCCACCACGACAGGTTCGTTCGCATCTTCGATGGGAATGTCTAAAGCCTGCCCTCCCATCAAAGAGGGCATCAGAGCGCGATCAACCGCCATGGTCTTTCCCCTTACAGGTCGCGGAACTTACCGCCCTTAACGGCAGCGCCCATGCCACGAGCGACACCACTCGTTCCCATGGTCTCACCGCCGCCATACATTTTCTTGGATCGCTTGGCACCGCCGACCATTACGGGCTTGCCGAGACCCTTCATCTTGCCCATCAACATATCTTTGGGCTGCTTGCGGGACTTTGGCATCTCCGCCATGTCAGACTTCTTAGTCTTGCCTTTCATCGTTTAAATCCTCAGTAGTAAGACGCTTTGCGTTTATATACCGGTTCGTCCTTGTAATCGGACTGGAGAGTCACGAAGCCGCCCCTGCGATAGCGAAGCAGTGCCTGTGTACACGAGTCCACATAGTCATCATGCTCTCCGGCGGGAAAAGACGCAAATTCTTCAACAACTTCTTCCGCAAATCGGGTGTTCGGTCGCCAGATCTTTCCGCTCGAAAAGAGATCCGCAATGGCATTCACACGGGCGATCTTGTCGTTACCGCGAGAGGGGGTGTATTCAGAGACCGGGATACCCATCGCACGAAGTTCAAATATGAGGGGCATACCTGCCGCTTTGGCTTCGACGATCAGGGTATCGGGCTTCCAGTAGTTGTAGAGTTCATACGCCCGTTTCTTCAGGGTCGGGAACTCCATCTTCTCCCGGTGCGCGTCCATCAATATGATATTCGGCTGCATCGCTCCGGACCCATCTGGGTGGTAGAACACGCCCCAAGTGGTACAGGCGGAGTAGTCCGAGCGTTCAGATTTGAGGAAAGCGGTGTCCCATGACTGGATCAAATACTGACACTGCGGCGGATCGTCCTTTTCCCACACTTTCCACCACTCGCGTTTAATCAACGCGCCTTCTTCGGAAGTGGGATTTTGCTGGTACTGGGCTTGCCACTTATGGGTCGGGATTTCTTCCCGGATGGCCTCTAATTCCTCGACCGGCCAGAACTCCGGCCAGAGGGGTTTGCCAGAAGGCATGATCGCTGGGAACTCAATGACCTCCCATTCATCTCCTCCGCGCTGGGCGGATGCTTTTAACACCTGTCCGACGAGATCTCTCTTGGACCAGCGGGTACAAATGATGACGATAGCCCCACCCGGCTGGAGACGCTGACGAGGACCGGAGGTGTACCACTCGTAGGCATGGTCAAAGACGGACGGATCGGAGGATTGTCCCTCTTGTTCGTCATGGGGATCGTCGATGATGAGGATATCGGCACCCTTACCGGTCACCGCACCGCCGATACCGATGGCGAAGTAGTCACCGCCCTTGGAAGTACTCCAACGACCTGCGGCTTTGGAGTCCGCACGGAGGGAGACATCCGGGAAAACCTCCCGATAGGTGTCAGAATCGACCAAGTTTCTAACCTTTCGACCGAAACCTACCGCGAGTTCTGCGGTATGGGAGGACTGAATCACCTTCTTGTGGGGGAACTTGCCCAAAAACCACGCCGGGAAGAGAAAAGACCCGAATTCGCTCTTGGTGTGACGAGGAGGCATACAAATGATCAGGCGTTTGAGTTTGCCAGAGGCAATTTCCTCAAACTTCTCGCCCATGATCTTGTGATGACGGCCTGAAATGAACCCCGGCCACATCTTCTGCACGAAAGGGATGAACTTCTCTTGAGCCAATTCCTTGGATTTGGCCTTCTCCCACTCCTCTAACAGCCCCAACCACTCCTTCTGCTGGTCATTAGGCAGGTTTTGCACTAACGCCATGATTTTAGGCAGGTTTTCTACTGTCAGTTGCACCTAAAAGAACCTCAAAATGCAGGGACAATAGCCCCCGTTTCATCACAATTCCAACTCTTCTCTCTTATTCTGAGCCAGCCACGGCGATTGAGTGGGGGACTTGGAGACACATCGCCTGTCATTCGCAGGTATCGCTCGAAACTAGGTCTATATTGCCTTCTCACCTCTTACTCTTCAAAAGCCGAAGGCAAAATTCTTGAGAAACTACAACCTTACAGCGAATACTAGCGTATACTTAAACCTAGTTTCTCGCTTAAACGTCTATATTGTAGACCGATTATATCACAATTAAGAAGAAAAGTCAATAGAGAAACGCGAAATTTTTGCAAAAAATTTTTCGCAACCACTCAATCCGCAC